AGAATTGTATTAATGTATACATTATATATATTACTTTTATCTATTCTGTATGTAATAACTGTTTTTTTATTTAGTATCGTATTCTTTCTTTTTATTATATTAGATATAGGAAGTTCATTATCATTTATGATCTTGTTGAAATTATCAATATGACTTATATCGATAAACAATGTATCAATTGTATCATATATTTGTTTTATTAGTGGCATATATTTATTATTATCATTCATAATCATATCAATTATACAATTCAATCCTTTAATATTATTATATAATTTAACTTCAAAATTTTTCATTTTAACTAATGTTTGTTTTTTCCATTGTTCTATAGTATATGTATTTGGTTCAGAACATGAACGAATGCATTTGTCACAATATATAATATCGCACTTGCATATATGTGTATATGACTCATCATGTACACTGCATTTTTCTATATCTATATTATTATTATTATTATTTATTGGTTGTATTTCATCTTGTGTAAAAGACCCAAGACATTGACATACTAATTTATTATTATTACTATCATTAATCATATTGTTTAAACAAATATCACACACATTATGAGAACAAGGTAGAATATACGCAGCGTCATTATTACAACTTTCACATTTATCCATTTTTATAATTTATTAATATCAATAATAAATTATAATAAAATTCAATTAATCAATCGATGCATTATTCAATTGATAATTAATTGGATTTAAAATTAATAATAAAACAAATAAAATATGAGTTGGGAGTCTTACATCTGTAATTATGAAAAATGTGATGCGTCATTTACTACTCCTGATGAATTGATAGTTCATAATAAAATTCATATCGGAGATAATGCCTATATGTGCAATGAATGTAATGAATCATTTAGGCAATCTAGTCACTTAAAATCACATATGTATTATTCTCATATTACTGAAGAAGAGAAACGATGTAAACTTCAAGAATCGATTGTTGAAAAATTATTGAAAGATAATAATATAGAGTATAAGCGGGAATATCGTATAACGTTTAGACATATAGGATTAACTTATGCGCGTGTTGATTTTATTATTAATATCAATGGGGTAATTATCTGTCTCGAGGTTGATGAAAATCAGCATATACATTATAGAATTAAATATGAAGTAAACAGGATGTATTATGTTTATAAATCTCTTATGATGAATATAAACATTATTCCTATTGTATTTATTAGATATAATCCTCACGGATATAAAATTAATGGAATGACAAAACGCACTACACTTGAAGAAAGACATGAGAAGTTGATTGAAACTATTAAATACGCCTTAACATTAAATGATAATGCTATTATATATTTATTTTATAATATGGATAACCAACATAAACCTATTATTCTATCAGACCCATCATATGATGAATCAACTAAATTATTGGTTCATTATGAAGATGTATATAATAATTATCAAAAAATAAATAATGATAAAAAATCAATAATAGATGAAAAAATAGTAAATAATATTGAATGTAATAGTATCCAGAATATTAAATGTGATAGTCCCAAGAATATCGAATGTGATAGTACCCAGAATATTAAGTATGATAATCCTCTAAATATTGAGCGTAATAAGCCTAATGATGATCAAATTGAATTTCTTGCTTCATTCTATGAATTTATGTTTGAAATAAAAGATGAATTATCATTATCTAACAAAGTTAAAGTAAGAAATGCATTAGATAGAATATTAGATGTTTTTGGAGACTGTGCGACGCGTATATTACAAATACAGGTAAATAATGCATTCTCTAAAAACATACAACCACCTACTATTTATACTGGTAATTATGATCCTCATGAAACTGTGAACTTAAAAAGTCCTAGTGAAAAAACTCCAATATTAAACAAGAGACTTCAATTAATATATAAAAAATGTTTTAATGTATCACAAACCATAGACCATTTACAACGTACTAACGCATCTCTACATAAATATTGTGTTATTGAAACATCAGAAGATATTATAGTATTACTTGAAGGATTTAAAGCATATCGTTGTACAACTAGTACTTATTTTGACATATGTGTTGATAGTAAAATTGTATCTCCTAAAATATATTCAATTCCTAAAAATGCTTGGAATGAATCGATTCTTTATTTCAAATCAAAGAAACCTATTATAGATAATATGGATAATGTGTGACGTTTAGATAAAAATAAAATTATTTTTTATTTCTATTAATTAGGTATTTAATGACGTTGATTACTACCATACCCAAAAATATAATAATTAATATTAATTAATTATCTTTAAAATCTGTGATTTTATTAAATAAAATGCCTCGAGTAGTTAATAATAATGTAGTTAAGATTTATTTCAATTTCAATGGGTCTGCTCCGGACCCATTGACTATTTCGTATCTACTTAATAATGCCTATTATACATGCTATCATCCATCGAGTGGCACTGCTGATTATCCTGTTACAATGAGCGGTACAAGTGATTATTCGACTACTATGAGTGGGACAAATAGCAGTACTACTAACTGAGTATTATATCATTAAAGACTAATAATATAATATAAAAATGTCTGAAAACGTAGATAAAGTTGTTAGATTAACACAAAAGATCGATCATGATGGATTGTTACATCTGAACTTATCACCAGATTTGCTTGTTTCCCGTGTTAGGATTGCACAATGGAATAGTGATTATTGGCCAGATGCTATGAGTTTTGTGATGATTGATATGAATACAATGGGCGGTAAAACAACGTATGATGTTGATTGGTTACGCAAAAAATACCGTAAACATGTTGTTAGTGAAAGTGATTGGTCATTGGGGACTAATTCATGTGATTTCTACTTTGAACGTCCTATTAAATTATATGATAATGAACTTTTTATAGGTGGAAGATATAGTGAAATTACAAATTTTGAAAATGCGGCATTGCATGTATATGGGACAATTATAGAGTCTAAAAAGTCGGTTATTTGGGAATTTGATGTTGTTGGTAAAAGATAATTGAACCAACTAATTAATTATATATACTTATATAATTTATATCCAGAATCGACGGATTTTTTCTCCTTTGACGTAGTAAATATTTAGATAATGTTCGATGATTAATTTGTACATCGATTGATCGTCCATAATATGCGGTTCGTTGTGAACATTCATACTATCAGTGTCAACTATAGACAATCGAGCACTAAATTCGACATAATTCTTATGTTGTTTCAGCATTTCATAAATGATATCTTTAATTACATTATATTGATTAACATTGAAATCTTGATTGAAATCGAATGTCCTAATGAATGATACATCCAAATTTAGGCATGTTACGATATATGCAACACTTTTATTTGGACCAACTTTAGGTGTCATTGTCACTATATATGTATTTATAAATAATATTAAATTCAATTTTATATAATTGAATAAATTGAAATATATAATTGATATTATAATATTGTAATCATGGAAGTTGTAGTATTCAATCCAAAACATATTCATATTATTGAAGAATTTTATGAAGCGTTTGTTTATAGAAAAGTTATCAATGTTTGGAGAATGGATGTTTCGTTATCAATTAGACAACATTTTATGATGTTGTTAGAACAAGGGATGACGATGGTACGTGTATATATGATTAACAATTTGTTTAATATTGAAGAAATAATTGAAACAACAAGATTTTCGGAAGAGATAAACATGTATACAGAGCTTGTTCCAGATGCAGTTCATTTTGTACCAACTCAAACTATAGTCAATTTGATTCATGAAATTTCTAAAGAATTTTATGACCTTCTATCGATCGTTAATGATGTTCGAACACCCGAAACAGATGAGATAGTGTTCAAATTCAGAAATGCAGCTATTTTCTTCAATTTATCGATGTTCTCTAATATTGGTACATTATTGTATTGATTAATATAATTTAAAAATATTTAAATTATTAATTCGAATGGAGGTTGATACTCATTGACTGGATCGCGAGAATCGTAATAGTCAGCGATGAGTTTTTCGAAACTCATGTCGATTTCTATAGTTTCAAAACACAGAAGAGTATTCTCAAACTTGTAATTGACTGAGTAATGTACACAGATAGGTTCGAAGAATGTATTATCTACATCCATAGCTACAATTGGTTGTGTATGAGTACTCTCAATAGCCTTTAGCGCATTAGCGATTTTCTCATCTGACAATTTTTTCATTTGTCGTGTTTGAATGTGGCGTTTGCCTACAGCATACGGTTTGATTTTATACATTGTAGTTGTAACGTGTATAGAGTTGATAAATATACAATTATAGATTTTAAATTATTCAATTTTATATTGAATAATTGAATAATTAATTAAATTAATATATACATATATATATTAATAATTAATAATATATTATTTATTAATTAAATATTCAATTTTTTGTTAGTTTCATTTGCTTCAATTGTTCAATAGAAATCAGTGGTTCATCGATAGGACGTTTTCTACATAATATCATAATATACGCATTTGAAGAACATGTATTAATAACAAATCTGCAATGTATATACATTAATAATTGAATATTTATTAAATTAATGTTAATTACTTATAATTACAAAATGTCGTCAATAAATATTGATTCTATCTCAACTGTAGCCGAGCGTCAATTCGATAAAAAACAAAAACGTATTAATGAACTTCAAGAAAGCAGACAGGATATTAATATATCAATTAATAATTTATTACATTGTATTAATGGGTTGTCTGATTTAGTTAAGAATGGTATTATGATAATTCATCTACCATCGGTGAGTAGTCTTTTCAAAGCCATGAGATACATATCTGAAGCACATGAAGTTCACAAAGAACTATTTGATGTATTAATAGATAAAGAGGCTTTTGAGAAGAATGGGTACCATGTTGAATTGAGAGAATCTTCAGATTTTAGTTATAATATAGAATATCAGCCGTGCCTTATTATTACGACAAAGAAAGCAACAACATTATATAAATTAAAATTGTGGTTTTGTGATTTTTCTGTAAATTGTATTAGACATAATATCAATTCATAAAATTGAATTATTAAAAATCTATAATTTTAATAATAATGACATCATTACAATGGACTCTCAAGTTTCAGTGAATGATATTGAACATTGTCTTAATCACTGGGCTCCAGAATGTATAGATTGCGAACCAGTGCATTTTATTACATTCGGTGTAGTTCCTTCTCCTCATATAAGAATATTTACTTATAGTAATTCACCATTGGAAGATTTCATCTTATTAAGAAGAGGGAAACGTATTACTGTTAAAATTATTAAACAATAAAATTGAAATTTATAAAATTTATAAATATCATATTAAACACATGTATTGTTAATAATCATGGACATGTCAGCATCGATGGAATTCTACGATGAATTAGTTCATCTCATTCATCTTGTTCGTATTAATAAAAAGGATTTTGATTTAGTCAAACGTCTCAATGAAATTAACGATAAGTACAATGAACTTACGACAAACCATAAGATATTGAAAATAACATTTAGGTACGTTTTGTTTAGTAATCCAATCGTACATAGGATGGGCGCGTTAACATGTGTAAAAGACATAATAAATATGCTCGAGAAATATAAAATTATTATATTACGAGACAACATTCCTGTTCTAACTAATCCAGAAACGTGGAAAGCATTTGAAACTAAAAAACGTAAGAGAATCTGTGATGAAGATGATGACGATAATGACGATAATATTGTTGTTGAATCAGTTTTACTCGAACCCGCTAAAAAACGCAAGAGAATCAATGATGATACTCCAGTTGTTGTTGATAATCCAGTTGTTATTGACACTCCTGCTATTGTTGTTGATAATCCAGTTGTTATTGATGCTCCCGCTGTTATTGACACTCCTTCTATTGTTGTTGATAACCCAGTTGTTATGAAAGAGAAGTATGCTATATTTGAACTTGCAGAAGATTCGTTCTTTGGTATACTAGTAAATTTACCAAGTGAAGAAGGCGATGCTCGAATTAAAGCCATTAAGGATTGTTTAGAAGCTAAAGGAAATCCGTACAAATTCACTATTCGTGATAAGGATGCTGAAATTCCTCTACCTAATAAGAATATTATTGAAGTACCAATGGATGTACTGGAAGAACCTAAACAGATAGCTATGGATGTTGTTGAGATACCACAACCAG